TATCCGATGCTTTGCTCAAGGCCAATGTTCGACCCGAAATGATGACGGCGGTTAAGGCGATGCTCAAGGGCAACACCAAGCTGTCTGACGATAACGGGCAGTATAAGGCAATTCTTGGCGATAAGCCGCTGTCCGAGGCAGTACTAGAGTGGGCCGCAAGCGATGAGGGCAAGCATTTTGTGCAAGCGCCCGCAAATGCTGGCGGTGGTGCATCTGGTGGCAATTCGGGCGGCAACAACTTCCAGCCGAAAGGCAATCTAGGCGGTGACAAGGATCAACGTGTCAACGCCTTGAAGGCCCGATTCCCAGACCTTGCCGCTAATGGCTAACCAAAGGACTTAGATCATGTCACTTTCGCAGATGCAGGTTTTTAACCAGTATGTAATGCCCGCGACGATTGAAACGCTCGGCCAGATGGTCGATAAGTTCAACGCTGCAAGCAACGGCACCATTCGCCTTACCACTGCTGGCTTTGATGGCGACTTCCTTCAGGAATCGTTCTTCGCTGCTATCCATTCGGCACAGCGCCGGGTTGATCGCTATGCCGCACAGGGTTCGGCAAGCCCGACCGATCTTACCCAGCTTAAGCACGTTTCGGTAAAGATCGCTGGCGGTTTCGGCCCGATCCGTTTTGAGCCTTCGCAGCTTACTTGGCTCCAGAAGCCGACCGCTGAAGGCATCGAAGTAGCATCGCGCAACTTCGCCGAGGCTTTGCTGCGTGACCAGCTTAACACGGCTATTGCGGCGCTTGTGGCTGCAATTGAGAATCAGGCGACTGCTACCAATGATGTGACGGCTGGCACCAATGCCATCGTGACTTATAACGTCATCAACGGCGCTCACGCAAAGTTTGGTGATCGTTCGATGGACATTCTGGCTAACGTCATGACCGGCTCCATGCTGCACAAGCTAGTCGACCAAAACCTGACCAACACCGCGCGCCTGTTCTATGCGCAGGGTGTTCAGGTGGTGGACATCTTGGGCAAGGCTGTGATCGTGACCGACGCACCGGCACTGTCGGTGGCTGGTAGCCCCGGCAAGGACAAGGTTCTCGGCCTTGTTTCTGGCGCGGCAACCGTCTTTGATGGCGGCGATGTTATCGCCAACATCGACACCAGCAACGGCCAGACCCGCATTGAAACCACGATGCAGGTCGATTACTCGTTTGGGCTTGGCCTTAAGGGCTACGCTTGGGACGAAGCTAACGGCGGCAAGTCGCCTACTGATGCCGAACTGGCAACCGGAACCAATTGGGACAAGGTTGCTACCGACATCAAGAACACCGCTGGCGTTATCGCCATTGGCGACATGACGTAAGACGTAAGGTGATGGGGTCGGCTTCGGTCGGCCCCAAAGCCCTAAGGGGTGACAAATGAAAATTGCCTATGAGCCTCATCCCGTAAGCCCCGCCCGCAAAGCGGAGTTGCGCGCTGCCGGTTGCAAGATCATCGATGCAAAGTTTGCTCCGGCTGGCGAAGTCACGCAGGCGCATAAGGCCGAGGTCACGGTGACGGAGCAGGCGGCTAAAGTTGCCGACAAGCCCAAACTTGGACGGCCTAAGAAGGTGGTAGCCTAATGGCCTTTGTGGTTGAGACGGGCGCAGGCCTGACGAACTCAAACAGCTTTGCAAGCGTTTCGGCGGCTGACACCTATGTCGCTGATCGCGGCATAGCGGGCTGGGCCAGCTTGACCAACACCGCCAAGGAGCAGGCGCTAATCCGCGCAACAGACTATCTAGAGGCGACTTATCGCAATTCGTGGCTGGGTTACCGCAACAGCCAAACGCAAGCGCTGTCGTGGCCGCGTTACGATGTCTTTGTTGAGCAGTTTCTTGTCTCCAATAGCATCGTTCCAGATGTTGTTATCCGCGCCACGATTGAATTGGCTATTAGAGCCAGCACGAACGATACGCTGATTCCCGACACTGAGCGCACGATTACGCGCGAAAAGGTGGATGTTATCGAGATTACTTACAGCGAATTTGGCCCGCGTAATACGCAATACACAGAGATCGCGCGAATCCTGTCGCCCTACACCAATGCCAGCAGTGGCGGCGCTTTTGCGTCTGTTACCGTGGTGCGCACTTGAGCGGGATTGCTGATCGCGCTGCGGCCTTGCTTGCCCGTCAGGGTGAGACGATTAGCATTTCGTTTCCGGGAACGCCCGCCTTCAATCCCGTAACTGGCGCAGCACAGGCTGGAACAGCCGCAACGGTGCTAACGGGCTTTGGCTACCCTAGCCAATACCGGGCAAGCGAGTTAGATCAAACAACGATTCTATCTGGCGACATTCGCTTGACGCTACAGCGCATCGCCACCAAGCCGACCGTCAATTGCACGGCGACGGTTGACGGCAAAACCTATCGCGTGATGGATGTCCAAGCAATCCGCAAGACTGGCGCTGATGTGATCTACATTTTGCAGCTAAGGGCCAATTGATGAGCATCCCGCTTCGCGGCGAATCTATCTGGTTCCCGACAGAATGGGAGCAAGGCACTGTTGATTCTGTCGTTATGGACAATGAGGAAATCTCTGAAATTATCATCCGCAAAACCGATGGATCACAAATCTCGCTTAGTTACGACACTGGCGAAACGGTGACGATGCAATGAGCCAAGCAAGCATCAGCGCAGCCTTAGCTACCCGGCTTAACACGCTGGCGGGTGGCTATTCGGTGCAATGGGAGAATGCCCCGTTAAACCCGCCTGCTGGCGTCTATCTGGCCGAGGCGTTTCTACCGGCTGCAACAATGGCGGTTGGCGTGGCGTCAACGTCTAGCGACGAATATGCGGGCATTTATCAGGTCACGGTCATGTCGCCTAAGGGTGGCACTAAGGGGCCGTCACGCGCCGCCTGTGATGCCGTTCTGGCGCACTTCCCGCGCGGCCTGCGGGTTTCTAGCGGTGGCATTACCGTAACCGTTCTACGGGCCAGCATGGGGCCTGCGTTGATGAATGGCGACCGTTACGCTGTCCCGATCAGCATTGACTACCGGGCTTTCGCATGAGTGCAGGCAGTGCATTTACGCTAGATTTGCGCAAGTTTGCCGAAAAGGCTGGCAACGCTGCCGATCTGGTTATCAAGAAAATATGCCTTGATCTGACTTCTAGCATTGTTCTCAAGACGCCAGTCGATACCGGCAGGGCGCGGGCAAACTGGCAAGCCAGTGTCGGCCAGCCGGACAACAGCATTACGACAAGCACAGACAAATCAGGCCGTGCAGCAATATCTGCGGCCAGCACAGCAGCAAGCAAAGCGCCGGGAAAGATATTTTACCTAACCAACAATCTCCCTTATATCGCTTCGTTAGAATTTGGCCTATATAATGCGGGGCCAAAAACAATTGGTGGCTTTTCAAATCAAGCACCAAATGGTATGGTGCGCATTAGTATTAACGAAGTGCAGCGAGCGCTGCGTCTCTAGGAGATAGAAATGTCGGATATTGTTTCTTCGGTTGGAACTGTCGTTTCGGTTTCCGCCAGCGCGCCTGCTACTTATAACTCGGCGGGCTTTGCCGCGCTTACGTGGTCGCCATGTGGCGAACTGGCCGAACTGCCTGCGTTTGGCGCAGAAGCCGCTCTTGCCACTCACACGCCGCTTGCAACCGGCATTGTCGCAAAGCGCCGTGGTTCGTTGAACTATGGTTCAGTCGCGCTGACGATGGCCGTATCGGACACTGACACCGGCCAGACTGTTTTGCAGGATTCCGCCGAAGCCGCCCCCGGAACCGATGCACAGGTTTCGGTCAAGGTCGTTCTGGTCAACGGTGAAATCCAGTATTTTACGGCGCAGGTCATGTCTTACAAGGTCAACGTCGGCAATGCTGATGCTATCACGATGGCAGAAGTCACGTTGGAAATTGATAACGCGGTTGTTAAGGTCTAACCCTTACGCAATTGCTCGGGCTAGTTAGGGCGGCGATCCATCCCGTCGCCTTAACTAGACTTAAAATTCGGATGGAAAGGATGGAACAGATATGGACTTAAACGATCTTAAGGCCGTAAAGGCCGATGATGGCGCGGTTTGTCAGGTATTGCACCCCGAGACTGAAGAACCCATCAAGGGCATGACGATAACGCTGCTGGGGCATGACAGCGCTTCCTATCGCAAGATGCAGCTTGTCAAACAACAGGCCGTGCTGAATCGGATTGCCAAGGGCAAGAAGGCCACTGGCGAACTCGACGCTGAAAAGCTGTCGGCTGATATGATTGACGATCTGGCGCGTCTCACGGTGGCTTGGGCGGGCTTTGAATTGGACGGCAAGCCGCTGAAGTGCGACCATGCAAACGCCGTGACCGTCTACACAGATTGGCCTTGGATTCGTGAACAGGCGCAGGAGTTTGTAGCAAACCGCGCAAACTTCTTTCGCGGAAACAATTGAAAGCCTTTCTATTTACGTCAAGCAGTTTGCTTGGCTGAATACGATTCCCGAAAAGGAAAAGCGGGCAAGGCGTGACACAGTGGGCGGTGATCTGCCGCCCATTAGTGTCGCCGTATATCTGGTCGAATTGCTATTCGAAATTGGGCCAGTGCAGCCTATGTCTATGGCAAGCCCGGTTGCGATTGGCGAATTAGAGATAGCCGCTTGGCAGTCTAACCAGCACTTACGATTGGCGGCATGGGAAGCGGCGGCAATCCGCAAACTGTCCCGTGATTATGCCTATGCGCTATCGCAGGCGAGTGAGGCGTCTTGCCCGCCCTACTATGTGTCGCCAGAGCGATTAGATGCACAACACCGCGCCAAGATCGGCAAGGCTATGTCGAATTGGGCGGAAAAGGTGAATACCAAAACA